GCAACCGCGAGAGGAAAAACGCAAGGAAAATCCACCGCACTTTTGAAACAGTGGCTTGATGTGGCGGAGGCGTAGTATGTGGAACCCGTTTAGACGAAAAGAACAACGCAGCGCACCGATGGCAATTGATGAGTTGCTTTCTTATCTTGGCGTATCAAACACCGGCGCGGGGGAATTTGTCAGCCCGAACACGGCGGAAAGTTTACCGGCGGTGATGAATGCCGTGACCGTTATTGCGGAAGCGGTGGCCAGTATGCCTTGTTATTTGTATCAGCTTAAAGACGATGGCCGCGAGCGCGTTTATCGTCACCCGGTGGACTATCTCTTAAATGAAATGCCAAACCGTAGCCAAACACCGTATCAATTCAAATACACTATGATGCGGCACTGCCTATTAAACGGTAACGCTTATGCGGTGATTGAATGGAACAGCAAAGGCGAACCAATCAGCCTTACCCCGTATGAACCAAGTGCGGTCAATATCTATCGCAAAGTTGGCGGCGAGTATATCTATCAAATTACCGATTTAGACGGCAATACCAAAAACTATCTTCAAGATGAAATCCTACATTTACGCCATTCATCCCTTGATGGCTTTATGGGACGTTCGCCAATTACGATTTGCCGTGAAACCGTGGGCCTAGGCATTGCTCAACAGAAACACGGATCGGCAGTGATGAAAAACGGTTTAATGGCGAGTGGATTAATTACTACCGCCGAATGGTTGGATGATGCCAAAGCACAAAAAGCGGTAAAAGCCCTTGAACGTTACAAGGGGGCGAAGAACGCCGGGAAAACACCCATCCTTGAAGGCTCAATGGAATATAAACAGTTAGGCATGACAAACCAAGACGCGGAATGGTTAGCAAGCCGTACGTTCACAATTTCGGATATTGCCCGAATCTACAATATTAGCCCGATTTTCCTTCAAGACTATTCCAATAGCAGTTATTCAAACTTTAGTGAAGCCAGTAGAGCCTTTTTATCGCAAACCTTGCGCCCTTGGCTAACTAATTTTGAACAGCAGCTAAAAGATGCCTTGATGATTGATTTAGGCAGCAACAGCAAGAAACGTTACTTAATCGAATTTGATACAAGCGACTTATTGCGCACAAGTCAAAGCGAGCGTTTCAAGAGTTACGATGTGGCAATTAAAGCCGGTGTAATGTGCCCGAATGAAGTCCGCCGCCGTGAAGGTTTACCGCCTTATGAGGGTGGAGAAGAATTTAGCCAAGCATGGAAACAAACCGTAGAAGTAAAACGCGGTGATGAACAAGAACCGGGGGCAAGCGATGGCAATCATGATTAAGGCCGGAAAGTATAACAAGGTGATTAGCCTACAAAAGCAAGTGAACGAACAGAACGACTACGGCGGTATTGTGAGTAAATGGAAAACCGTTGCCAATATCCGGGCGGCGGTTGAACCATTACAAGGTAGAGAGTTCTTCTCCGGTGCGGTGCCATTAAATGAAAATACTGTGCGCATTCGCATACGTTACGGAACTAATGTTGATAACACTATGCGCGTGAAATATGGGAACCGTTCGCTAGAGATAATCAACATTATTGATAGTAAAGAAGCGCACAAAGAACTTCAGCTTATTTGTAAGGAGCTAACCGGCAATGGCGGAAATTAATTTAACGATTGATGAAATCAAAGCGCACTTAAATCTTGATCATGATTTAGATGATGAGTTACTGGAAGCCTATAAGGTAGCCACATTGGAAGTATGCCAAAAACATATTGGCAAAACCTTTGGGGAAGAAGAAACGGAAAAGACCATACCTTTTACCCCGGCAATTAAGATTGGTTGTTTAATGTATGTCGCCTATCTCTACACGAACCGCGAAGCCGTCACAGACTTAGCCAACCTTAAACCGGCACCAATGACGATTTCCGCATTGTGGGAAGTGTATAGAGAACCGTGCGCTTACTAAGGATTTAGTAGCCAATGCCATACCAACCATTAAGACGTTGTAGCTATCCCGGATGTAGAAACAAAGTAAAGTCTGGTAGATGTGAGGAGCACAAACCCAAGGACAACCGCCCAAACAGTAGCGCACGCGGTTACGACCATAAATGGAGCAAATACCGCGAGCAATACTTAAATCATCATCCCCTTTGTGTGATGTGCTTAGAGCAAGGCAAATATACACCGGCAACAGTGATAGACCATATCAAGCCGGTAGAGAACGGACAATCCGATCCATTGTTTTGGGTAGCAAGCAATCATCAGCCTTTATGTCGTGATTGTCACAGCTATAAAACACGAGTGATAGACCAACGCGGATTTGGTGCGAAGAAAATTGATTAGACCGGGTGGGGGCAATTTAAAAAAGAAAGTGGCAACCCTTCGGAACCGCCCGCCTAATCAAATTTTTAAGCAAAGTGATTTTTTAGAAAATAAGGAAAGTGAATGAGCAAGCGAAAAAGTTATAAGACACCTGATTTCTTGGATGATATTGCTAAAAGCCAATGGAAAGCGCGTATTAAACAACTTTCAGAGCGTGGCGATATTAAGTCGGAAGATTTAACAAACCTTGAAATTTATTGCGAAAACTACGCAATTTGGCGTCATTCCGTGGCAGATTTATCGAAAAATGGCTTCATTATCGTAAATAGCCAAGGTACGCAATCAAGAAACCCGGCATTGTCCGCGAAAGCAGATGCCGAAAAAGTCATGATCAAGATGTCTTCCCTCTTAGGCTTCGATCCGGTGAGTCGCCGTAAAAATCCAGTGGAAGAAGATATTACCGATCGTCTAGATGAAATCTTAGTGATGTAATATGACGCCTTGGCACGACTACGCACTTAAAATTCAATCCGGTGAGATTGTCGCCTGTAAAAAAATCAAACAGGCAGTAAGCCGTTATCTTGAGGATTTAGAAAATCCCGCTTATTTCTTTGATGAAAGTGCGGTAAATAAATTCTTGGCTTTCTCCCTCCTATGCCCGCACGTTAAAGGGCATTTACGCGGGCAACCAATCGAGCTTTCAGACTGGCAAACATTTCTATTCGCCAATCTGTTAGGCTTTAAGCGCACCGATACCGGCTTGAGAAAATATCGTTCCGCTTATATCCAAGTAGCGCGGAAAAATGCCAAGTCCACCGTGGCCGCCGTTTTAGCTAATTGGTTCCTACTGATGGAATCGGGCCAACAAGATATTTACACGGCAGCAGTAAGCCGAGACCAAGCCCGTATTGTGTTTGATGATGCTCGCCAAATGTGCCTACTCTCCCCGCCTTTGCGCAAACGGCTCAATATTCAGCAACATAAACTTATTAATCCAAAATCAAATAGCCTAATGCGCCCGTTAGCGGCGAAATCCTCAACCATTGAGGGAACTAACCCAAGCCTCGCCATTGTGGACGAATATCACCTACACACTGATAACAGCGTGTATAGCGCATTAGAACTAGGACAAGGCGCACGCCCTGAAGGTTTACTGTTTGCCATTACAACAGCGGGAAGTAACGTTATTTCCGCTTGTAAGCAGCACTATGACTATTGCGCACAAATACTGGAAGGCAACGAACAAAACGACAGCCTATTTGTACTGATTTTTGAATTAGACGAAGAAAGCGAAATTGATAATCCGGAAAACTGGGTAAAAGCCAATCCGAATATCGGTAAATCCATTCCTTACCTTGATTTTGAAAACACGATCAAGAAAGCCCGAGGGATTCCTTCCGAGTGGGTGGAAATGCTTACCAAGCGTTTTAATGTTTGGTGCCAAGGAACGACACCATGGCTAGGCGAAGGCAATTGGGCGCAATGCGAACGCAAGTACACCGAAAGCGATTTACTTCACCAAGATTGCTATTTAGGCTTGGATTTATCTAGCACCAACGACTTAACAAGCCTTTGTTACACCTTCCCACAAGGGAAAAAAGTGCGGTTGATTACCCGGCATTATATTCCTGAATTTCAGCTTAATAATGTGGCCAACAAGAACCGGGCCATTTATCGAAACTGGGTGCGCAGTGGTTGGCTTATTGCCACAGAGGGCGACTGTATCGACTACGACAAAATCCGCGATGATATTCTCAAAGATGCGGAAAACTTCAATATCAAAATGATCGGCTTTGATGTTTGGAACGCCACGCATTTACGCACGCAATTACAGGCAGCAGGCTTGGAAGTAGAGCCTTTCCCGCAAACATATCAACGATTTAGCCCGGTGGCCAAAAGTGCGGAAGTATTGATAAATCGCCAAGTGATAGAACATAACGGCGATCCGGTGCTTACCTGGGCGTTATCCAATGTGGTGATGGAAACCGATGCCAACGCCAACATAAAGCCAAACAAGAAGAAGGCCGCAAACAAAATCGATCCGGCAGTAGCTTTCTTGATGTCATTCGGCACCTATCAACTTGAATATGGCGATCTGATTTTTGAGTTATCGGAAGAACACAAACAGGCATTGGAACAATTTAATGGGATTGATTTATGAGATGTAAACAGGCAAAGCAAAACTTACTTCTTTCAGCGGTGAATCACTATAAAAAATCGACCGCACTTTTTACCTTTGTCAGCCTTTACGATGATGAAGAACCCTATCCAATAAGTGAAGTTATTCACGCATTAGAATGTAAATGTAATGCGGCCAAGCGAGAAATAGACAGCCGACCAAATAGCCCGAATATGGACGCGTTAGAAACGATTTACTTTATTGCTCAAAAACAGCTTGATGCCATGCTAAAACAGCAAAAAAGAATCAATGCCGGTAAGCGATGAAGAATAAAATATTTCCCTTACACTATTGAATCTTTTCTCCTTTGTTACTATGTTATTTATTATAATAACCAGTAAAAACAAGGGGGAACTATGGGGCTGATACTAGTTGCAATAAAGTGTATGGTTGTTTCTTTTTTTGTCGTATTAGCAATAGTTACCTTTCAAGATTGGTGGTTTATTGTGGCCTTTGGTTTAGCCGGCGGGCTTTCATTTACTATCGGTTGGCTTATTTACGATGAATATAAGCGCCGGAAAGAAAATAAACGGCTGGCCGCCGAGTGGGAAGAAAGAAAAAGCCGCCCGGTAGAATATGAAATAAATAACGCAGTTATCAAGAAAACATTACTGGAAAGGCAAAAGCCACTTATTACCGGCACGATAAACTGGATAGACGGCAACACCGGCAAAGAAACCACTTTAATAGATATTAGTGTAGATATAAAAAACAAATAACCGAATAAAGCGCACCTAGGCTGATCCCCGAAAGCAAGAAACCTTATCTTGTTGGTGCGTTCCTATCATAAGGGAAAATGCGAAAGGGGCATTTATGACCATTAGTTATTCATATTTAGTACTTAATGATAAAAATATT